AGTAAGTTCAGCGCACCCCTCAAATCCTGCTTCTTTTGCCATGCGTTTAATTTCATCTTCAGTCATACCAAAACCTTAGTAAAACAAGGACTGCTGCCCAGATGGCAGTCAGCCCTACAAGAATTAAATCCCACAACTTACTCATGTTCGTAAGCAATAATCTTGGCATGGTCAGCTTCTGCGAGTAAATGGCTGGTCAGTCTCATTGTGCCTTCCATCTCTAATTCTTTAAACTGAACGTCCGTAAAGATGCCCATCAGAGACACCTTTTCGTAAATCACATCTTGAATGTTCTCGTTGTAAGTGCCATCTTCGTCACGCTCGTATGTCATCACAACAGTAACGATTACAGAACCTTCACCAGTTGTTGTGTCAAATTCGTATTTCATTTTGTACCCTTAAAAGTACCCTTGCGAATTGCTTGGGCTAACGTTAGTGTATAGTTTTCTCAACAGTTTGTTGAAAAATATATCTAAGTATTTTCCCTACTCCGTAGTTTTTACGCCAAGTCTTTCACTTGCTTGCTCTGTGCGCCACAGGTCAGCCTTCATCTGGGCAGCCGTTAGCATCCATTTCAAGGTTTCTTCCTTCTCAATGGCTACCATCAATCCTCTGAGCAAGTCAGCATACTCAATGTGAGCATAGGCTTCACGCTCTTGGGCCACGGCAGAATCTATCCCTCTGGCTAACGCATCTTTCATCAGCAATGCCTTCTTGGTTTTGCGGAATTCTTCGAGGTATATCCTCTGCGCTTTAGCCTCGGCAAACTTGGGTGCGTTTTCAATTATGTATTCAATGGCTTTGTAAGGTGCTTTCACTTAACTACTCCAATCATTCGTAGAGCCGCCTCTGGGCAATCTATTCTTGCCAAGGTACTACCAGACCAATTCTCAAAAAAATTGTCTTGTAGCCCCGTTAAACGCTTTTTAGAGGTACTTTTAACCTCTACCAGAAAGGTGTGACCCTTGTAGCCAACCAAAAGGTCAACTGGTAAGCCAATAATCCAGACATATGCACCTGCTGCCCTGAGTGCTGAAACTATTTGCTCTTGGTTAGCATCAACTCTGGCTGCTCTCCTCATTTCGTAACCTCGTCATTCTGTCTCTCAAAAGCAAAGTATCTGACTTTCCTCTGATTCGTTCCAAGTCCACGCACACTCCCTGCCACCAGAGCAATGCTTTGCTTGAGCCAATCGTCAATTTCTTTTTGTTGAACCTGCGTATCCATTCGAGGGCTTCTGAGTTTTTGAAGTGTTCCAATTCTGCTGGAGTCATTTGTAGGCCATTCAAAGTTCATGCTTTTCTCCGCAACTCAGCCATCTTAGCCAAGACTTCTAGCGGAATAGGAACTGCTTTTTTCGCATCCTCTGCAATCTTCAGCAAAGCTGGGTCAGGCTCATTTGATGGCGCAACAGTGAGCCTTACATTGTCGGCAGGGTTTGGTTTAACAACCCATTCAGCTTTAAGACCTTGACTTCCACGAGTACACCACTCAACCAAAAATTTATCTAAAGGCCAATTAAGTTTAAAAGCCTCTTTTCTCGCACCCTCAACAACTGTTGCAGTAATCGGTGCTTTTTTACTTTTCCGTAAAGCTACCCAATCAGCCCATACTTGGTCACGAACATCAAGAGGGCAAGCAACGACAGTTGCGTTCTCTCTCTTTGGTTTATGGTTAATGGTTAGTGGTTCTTGGTTAGGGTTATTTTGGCTTTCATCTGGCAACCCAGAAATAACCACTTGGGTTTTCTTTGGCCTACCGCCTAGCTTCCCATTGTTCTTATTTTTCTCTACTTGCTCTTGATAGTCTTTAATTTCAACTTCAATGCGTTTGTGTGTATACCCTGTTTTGCCTAAAACAAAGAAATCGTCAAGAATATTTCTCAGAAAGTTAACCTCATCAGAACCCAAACGTAACCGCCTGATAACCACTTGGGTTTCCTCTGGAATGGGTTGTTCATCAAGGTAATACCAATCAATCAACTGGCGGTAGATGCCGTGTTCTATTGTAGAAAGATGCCCTGTGTCTTTCCGATAGTCGGCAATATTGAACTTGTAGTAGTGCATAGTAGTCTCATGTTCCAATTCTCCCAAAAAGAAACTGCGGCAGGAGGGGAGACTTCTCTTTTCGTATCGGGTAATTAGTCCGAACTAGCCGTGTTTCAAAACATTGTATCAAATATATTGATTGTTGGTAATTTCATTTGATGGTTGTCTGCCAAGCAATCTAACAGCTTGTGCGTTCATCACCGCATATTCAGCTTTGCTAAAGATACCCTTGGCATTGCGTATGTCAAACGGGTTTAACTTGTTGTAAGGCTCATCATTGGCAGCTTTTGTGGCCTCAATCATGTGTGGCTCTAAGGTGTACCTACAAATCCACGAGCGTTTCAGTTTAATCTTTTCCATAGTTAATTGCTTCTTACGGATTAACTTCTTGCAAGCAGACACAATAGATTCTCTAGGTATGCCTGTCAGGTTCTCCATGTCGTAGGATGTAAGTGAGCCGTTTTGTAATGCTCTGATGATTGCTTCTTGTGTCATTTAAACCACTCTGGTCTGAGTTCTTTTAGTTGATAAATTCGTAGCGGAGGAATGGTCTTCCATTGGTGAACGGCAGACCTTTCTATTCCAAGTATTCTAGCAAGCTCACTCTGTGAGCCAGCAAGTGTGATAGCAGTTTGTTTGTCCATCCAAGAAGTATAGCAAAATCAACAAAGTGTTTACTTAGGGTAAGCACCTAGAAAATAGTTGTTGACCTGCCTGTTTAGTTTGCTATACTCACGTCAGCCCATAACAAAACGTAAGTGGGTAATTAAGGAAAAGTAAATGAGCAACGCATACGAATCGTACTTGGCAAACTGGAAAGAAAAGAACTCTACTGTAGTTCAACCAGAACGTCCAATTTTACGCCCTGACATGAATGGCGCAGAGCAAATTCAAGGTCATCGTGTTTTTGACAATCGCAGTAAATGCTTTCAGCTTGCTGATGGCAAAGTTCTTGAAATTGGTCAAACAACAAATTGGATGGATATTTACGCAGTCTTTCCAAATCGTGAAACATGGAACACTTATGCACAACCAATGTCGTTCAATGAGTATTGGAATGGCTAAATCAACAGGGGGCTTAGTCCCCCAATTAAAGGAGAACCAAATGAAAAGTAAGATTATTCAGACGCTAGTTGAGTATGTGTTAGCCATCGTTATCTTTGGCGGCATTGGTGTACTACTGGCTTGGAGAGGCTAATGAACACACATTACCTAACCCATGTCCGTAAGATATTTGCTACTTACGATGCCCCACCACAGGTCATTAGAAGCTATCAAAAGCAATGGGTGAAGTCAGTACGCCAGTTGGGTGACAAGTGGCTTGTAGCAAAGCCTATTGAAAGAATCCAATGACCAAGTTAACAAGACAGGATGCAATCCAAGACCTGCAAGGTACTTACTGCTGCTACTGTACTGAGCCTAAAACATCTGGCTCATGCTGTGGAGAAAACCACTTCGTACCTTTCGGGGATTTATACGAGGAAGACAAAGAAGCAATGATTGAAGAATATTTAAGTAAAGGAAATTAAGATGGTACACAAGAAGTTAATGGCAGCACGAATCATGTTGCAAAACGCACCCTTAAAGAAGTCTGGTCACAATAAGTTTGCTGGCTACAGTTACTTTGAACTTGGTGACTTTATTCCCACAATTAACCAAATCTTTAATGAAGTTGGTTTGTGTGGTGTAGTGTCCTACGATACAGAGATAGCAAGCCTGACTATCACAGACACAGACGATGGCACTAGCCTTGTCATCACATCACCAATGGCAGAAGCTAACCTTAAAGGTTGCCATCCCATCCAGAACCTTGGTGCAGTCGAGACATACACCAGACGCTACCTGTGGGTTACAGCAATGGAAATCGTTGAGCATGACGCTCTGGATTCTTCTGCACCCATTAAGGAAGAAAAGATTATCATTACCCCTACTCAGGGTGCAATGGATACCATCCCAGAGGATGAGCAGAACTATCTCAGAGAGTTAGCAGTTGATTTAATTGCTACCTGTGAGCAAGGTGACCCCAAGGTAGCTTGGGTTAAGTTGGAAGCAGAAAACCTAGACAGCGAACAAAAAGTTGCTCTATGGACTTTGCTTCCTAGTAAAGTAAGAAGTGCGTTAAAAAACGCTAAAGGATAAATATGGAATACGACAACAATAACAGAGGTTCACTCTTTAAGAACGACAGAAAAGACGATGCTAAGTTTCCAGACTACAAAGGGTCTGTAAACGTAGAGGGTGTGGAATATTGGCTATCTGCTTGGATTAAACTAAGCAAGGATGGACAGAAGTTTATGTCCTTGTCTATCAAGAATAAGAACGCTGATGCTTCACTAAATAAGCCTAAGAAGGCTACACAAGAAGACGATTTTATGCCATTTTAAGTTAACGAGGGGAGGGCTGTGCAAAGGATTTCCCTAGCTTGCAGACGAGCAGTCTTCCCCTCACCTAAAGGAGAAAATAATGGATTACAGAAAAATATTTGACAGAGTGTTTCCTGACTTCCCAAGAGTTAGGACTACAGACCCACTCACTTCATTTGAGGCAGCAGAGGCTATTAAGCCTGTTGTCTCTCAGCACTACCAAACCATCCTAGATTGCTTACAAAAGCATGGCTCGCTTGGTAAGGATGGGATAGCGTCATTGACTAACCTAGATGGTAATCAAGTCGCTAGACGCTTAAACGAAATGAAAGTGCTAGGTCTTATTTATCTAACAGGTAAGACAGTTAAATCTAACTCTGGACGCAATGAGAGAGAGTGGTCAACTTAGAAACAAAGCCACTTCTGCTTTGCGTCTTTTGACAAGCCCTGAGACTTCCTTACCACCCGCTTTAGTCCATGACATAAAAGCCTCTGCTGCGCCCTCCCAATCCTCACGATTAACTTTCATGCGGATTGTGGAGCGTTGGTAGTTTCCTAGACCTGCGTTGTACGCAAAAGATGTAACAGCGTCGAATTTGCTTTGATGACTAGCAAGAGTAGGAGAAAGTCGAAGAACACCACGCTCAAAAGTATTGATGTCAACCTTGAACAGATCGACCAGTTCATCTTTAGACCAAACACGATTGTCTTCCCCTTTTAACTGGTAGTCAGACCTGATAAGCCCTGTATAACCCTCTTTACGGACGTTTGGTAGGCTTAACTGGTCAGCGTACATAGCGTGACCCCAACCTACTGTCCAAATAGCGGCAGAGCACCGATAAGGCTTGTTTCTATAGCCTTCAAAGAAGTGCATCAAGTCCTCACCAGCTTTGCTAATTTTCATTTCTTAGACCATGAGCGTGAGCCAAACCAGAAACCGATAATTCCTCCAAGCATTGCCATTTCATCGCCAGAGAAAATAATGTCAGTAACTCGAATCAAGTCATCCATGTTGTTGACTAAACTAGGTCTGCTGTAAACATAGTAGGCAATCCATGCGTTGATTGCACATAACTCAAAGATAAAGATGTAGGTAACAATAGGTCTGACAGTGCCTACAAAGTTAACCACCCAAGTGCTTGCCTTTTCCATGATTTTCTCATCATGCTTTAAAGCCGCCTCAGTCATCTGGGCATCTGTTTGCATGGCAATCTGGTCTGTGCGAATCTCCTCCATACGTTCTTGAGCCGCAAAGCCTTGAGCCATCATCTGTAGTTGTAACTCAACTTGAACACGAGCAAGAGCCAACTCATGACTCTGGTCTGCCTTGTTTTGAAAGAAGTCTAGTAGTTTAGGTAAGCCTGAGATTAACAAGCCACCGAGGGTAGAAAATAGAGATAGCATTACAGTCCAATCTTTCCAAGTAGGAGATTAACAATCTTGTCCGACAAATCGTTAGGCAAGAACTTCAGAAAACCCAAGAAATAGTGAGCCACACATCCGTAAACAAATATCTTTAGGCACAAGTCAAAAGTTTTTTGGTATTCGTTCACCGCCCACACCTTTTAGTGGTTTCGCAGAAGTCCATCAGTTCATAGATACCAATAAACACCAAGAACAATACAAAAGCCACACCACCAATGATGATGGCTAATTCTTGCATTTCTTCTTCTTTTTCTTTAGCCTTCTTGTCTGCTCTTTCTAAAGAACGCAACTCTCTAGCATCATCTATGTCCATCTGGTCTTGACGGGCTTTGATTTTATTCCATGTGTCTATTTTTCCTGTGGTCATAAAGAGCAGCTTTAACTCCTCCTCAAACGCTCTAGCTTGCTCTAAAACCATCTCAATCTGGAGAGCAGTCCCCATGTTTGAGCCTTTGTTTTTCTTAGCTTCAATCAATGCCTTGGTAGCTGTTGACCTTGCGTCAAACATCTTGCCAATCATGGGCGCAAGAGAGCCTAAGTCATTGGCTACCTTACTAGCCTTCTTGACCATGCTAATAGCGTTTTGTATCCCTGCTAGGGCTGTGAGAGGGTCTATCATCTCTTGTCAACCTTTTGCCACTCAAGGCATACTACTTTGCGGTTATACACATCTCCTGTCCATGCCCACCGCACACAACGATATTCAGTTTTCTCTTTACTAGATGCCACCAACGTAAACAACATTGAAAGCACTAATAACCATTTCACGGCATCGCCCAAAGAATAACGTGGCTACAAAACATGACAAAGCAAAACATAAAGGCTAGAGCCACAATAGCTTCTAGCCAATCCATCATTTTTTAAGCCATGTTTGCCAGATAGCACCAGCAGCCATAATCAGCGCACCTACCCACAGAATGGGTTTAGCAGCAGAAGCAATCCATCCCAATACTTTAAAAGCCCCATCAAGAGCCTTTATAGCCTCTACAAGACCACTTGTGTTCTTGTCGATGGTATCTACCTTAGTCTCAACTGCAAGCAGTCTTTCGTAGATTTGTTCGTGGGTGACTTCTTGTGTCATGGTGCATCAGGCCAAGTAATAGTCCAAGGGAAACCACTCTGCAAAGGAACATCCCTCAATGCTTGGCAGTAGTCTTTCCATGCCTGTGATGGGGTCATATCGCTACGAAATCTCCAATCAGTTTCTGACAGTTTACTGGCTCTAGTGGCTCGAATATTCTTAGCTTGTTCAGCATCCTTAGTAGCCTTGTAAGCCACTTCATGCTCTGCGGCTGTGGTAGTTACGTTTTCAACAGTAGTATCTGTAAAGACAGGGCCAAGGATATACTTTGTGTACCACTTGCCATCAATCTGCTCAACACCAGAGGCTTGAGAGTATTGGTAAACAGTCCCACCAGTAGCTTGTGGGCCTTCAAAGACTACATCAGCACCTAAAGCAGTTAAGACTTCGGTTGTTGTTGTTTCCCATGATGGGCCACCATTGGCTTTTGTGTATGCACGAAACTCTGCTTCGTACATTACTTGTCCTGATTGTGTTCTGATTTGCATTTTAATTACCTCAAGCAATTGCTAAAAAGATGTATGTGCCACCACTTGCATTGATTGCCGCTGGAGCAGTTGAACTAATCTCAAACCCTGCGCTGTATGTGTCAATGTAGTCAGTAGATGTTACTTCAGCGGCTGTGCTGTTTAAGAGCAAGTAAGGGTCATTACCACTCACAATGCCTCTTGCTGAGTCCCAGACGTACCAACCGCCAACATCGTCTGTACGCTTAATTAAAACAAATCTAGCACCTGCTGTAAAACCACAGTCAACTTGAAGCGTAGTTCCTGTACCTGTGTATGAGCCTACTTTACTGACTCCTGCACACGTTGCAAAGAGGTAAGCAACGTAGGTGTCGCCAGACCCGTTTGTTCCACTATAAAAGTTTAATTGAAATTGAGTGCTAGTTGGTACGGCTGTAATTGGAGCAGTTGCATAATTAAACGGCCCAGCAGACGCATCCGTTCTATTTAAATAGTTGTAATTAGAAGTTGTACTAGTAAAATCGTAATGATTAAACCAGTCTTGCACTGCATTTCTCTGTTTGATAAGAATCCACTGCGGAACAACGCCAAGATTGTGTGTTACAACTCGTCCCGCTACTCCCGTCCCTGTATAGCAAACCTCATCAAAAAACGATGGGGCACGTCTAAACAAATAATCTACATAATTTCTACCAGAGGCGTTTAAATTTCCTGATGTGTAGTTAACTTTATAATCAAACTGTTGATTGATTTCTATGCCACTTGTAGTCGATGCTTCGTTTGATGTGCTATATGTCGCTAAATTTGGCCCTGCATTACCAGCACTTCCAGTATAAAAACCCCTAAGTCTGTCTATTACAGGGGAAGAATTACTGGCAACACCAGCATTAAAAGAGCCATTTCTATCCCAACCAATTAACAAATCTTGAGGCCATGTTTTTCCTGTGCTAATTGATTGCGTTCCACCATCACCTGCGTATGTGACAGGCTGAAACACACTTGTACCAGTTGTAGGCACTTTCATCGGGCCTCTGCGAATTGCTATGTAGATGAATGTGCTACTGGACGCTAAGTATCCATTTAAAGAATTAAACCCTGTTGCGTTTACCCCTATCGTGCCCCCTGCGGCATCTTCAGCGGCAGTAGTATTAGCAAGTAATGTTGCAGAAAATACTCCAGATGCGGCGGCTGTGGGCATTCCCCGCATAGTGTCAAACATAGTCCAATCGCTAACACCTGAACTTCTCTTAACCATTACCCACTGTGGCTCATAACCTAATGTGACGCTTGTATTACCAGAGCCATCAGTCGTAAACGACCCACAGCTAATTACATTGTCTGTACCAGTTAGGCCAAAGCCTCCTGCGTCATGGGCGTAAATGTAAGCAACATAACTTGTACCATTTTGATTTACTCCAGACCAATCCCCTACTGTAAAGTTTGTAGATGTTGGTTCTGTATTGTTCCAATAAATTGATGATGTTGCTGCGGCATTTGTTGCCGAAAGAAAAATTGCTTTTGTTGCACCAAGTGACCTGTGATAAACCCCCCAAAAATCACCAGTATCAACGGAATATGCTTTAACAATTATGCAAGCAGGAGTAGAACCAAGATTATGAGATACAGTTCTACCTGCTGTTCCATTCCCCGTATAAGTCACAATATCAAAGAACTTTGGTTGCTTGCGGAATGTCCATGAGACATACGAATCACCAGCACCACCACCATTAACAGTTACAGATGAGCCAACTGTAAAACCAGTTGAGTTGAACGCAGTTAAAGAATTTGCAGTTGATGCTTGGGCATCGGTTAAATTTGATGCAAGTCTATTTAACACCCCCCTTGATGTATCAAACAAAGCATGACTTAAAGGGGCATTGAAACCGCTACGAATTTTAGCCCAAACCAAACCACCATTTGTAGACAAGTCAACGCCATTGGTAATGGTCTGAGATGCACCAGTTCCTGTGTAAAGGTATGTGCTAAACACATCTTCAATGTAGTTAGGCACAACAGGAACACCATTGCCTCCAAATCCATCTTGAGAAGCTGCACCGCTAGTTGCTTGTAATGGCATGGTTTAAGCCTTAAATTGTGTAATGCTTGCCAAGACTGTGAAAGTCGCACTACCTGTTTTAATAATCAAATAACGATAGCTATCAATACCACTAGCATTACCCGCAGTAGGCGCACCACCAAACCACCTAGTAGTAACACCAGATGTAGTACCATCAACTTGAACAGCAGAGTTGTAATAAGCAGTAGAGCCTTGAGTGACTAAGAATGCCACAGTCATTGATTGACCTGTACTCATCAATGTATTCAATGAAGTACCGCTAGAGCCACGAAAGTTAACTGTCCAGTTAGCACTTGCGTTACTTGTGTAGTACAAGACAGACTGAGTAGTAATGTCATAGGCAATCGTGCCAGTAGCCGCAGTAGCTGATACTGTAGCTACCTCTGCTGCATCGTTTAGAACAATGGCTTGAGTAGACGATGTGCCTGAGAATGTTTGTGTTCCAGTAAAAGTGTTGGCAACATTGACAACAGGAATGTTAGCCCCTGCTAGAGTAGATGCGCCAGTACCACCATTGGCAATAGGTAAAGTTCCTGTAACACCAGTGCTTAATGGAAGACCAGTAGCATTGGTTAAAACACCACTTGCAGGTGTACCCAACTGAGGAGTAGTTAGGATAGGGCTTGTTAAGGTTTTGTTTGTCAGGGTTTCTGTACCTGTCAAGGTAGCAAATGAACCTGCTGTAAACGCTGCGTTAGTCCATGTTGAACCTGTCCACACAAATAAGTTATTAGTCGATGTGTTCCAGTACAAAGCACCTGTAAGCAAAGCGTTACCATCATTATCTACAGATGGCGCAGATGCTTTAGAACCTAAATATCGGTCATCAAACTCATCATAAGTGTTAGAAGCACTAGTAGCACTAGCAGCAGCAGCCGTTGCGCTTGTAGAGGCATTTCCTGCGCTTGTAGAGGCATTAGAAGCACTGGTAGAAGCGTTAGATGCAGAAGTCGCAGCAGCAGCAGCACTTGTCGCAGCAGATGTTGCACTACCTAAGATGCCATCCACATAAGTCTTAGTGGCAGCGTCTTGGTTATTGGTAGGGTCACCCAATCCAGTAATCTTAGACGTACCCATCGCAATAGCACCCGACATCGTGCCGCCAGTAGTCGATAACTTACCACTTAAAGAAGTATCAATTTCAGTCTTTGTGTAAGCATCTGTAATACCATAACCAGCGATAGTCGTAGGATTCGTACCTGCTGTGATACGTCCGAATGTGTCAACAGTTACAGACTTGTATGTACTAGCAGTAACACCAGTTGTAGCCAAGTCAATCTCATCAGCACCAACAACAATGCGTGCGCTTGATGCAGTATTCACGTTAAGCGTGTTACCTGTCTTGCTCATGCCAGTACCAGCAGTAACCTGACCAGCACCAGAGAATTGAGCAAACGTAATTGGCGTAGTACCCAAAGTACCACCCGCTACAATAGTGCAGATAAAGCCGTTATTAGCGTTTACTGTACCGCCTTCAACAAAAGTGTAGGCAGCAATCAACTCAGCATAAGTGTCAGCGTCTGTTGTTCTAGTCCATGAACCAGATGCACACAAGTAGATACCATTGTCGGTAGTTGTAGTCTGGTCTTTAACCAATACTCGGTCACCTGCAATAACAGAAACTCCGTCTATGGTCTGTGCGCCAGATAACGTAAGGTTTGCAGTAGAAGCAGCGACCACAGAGGCTTTGGCATCAATACCTTGGGCAATAGCATCTACATAAGACTTGGTTACTGCATCAGCATCAGCAGTAGGAGTACCAAGACCTGTAATTTTGTTTGTACCCATAGCGATAGCACCCGATAGAGTGCCACCAGTTAGATTCAGCTTCAAAGCGTCAGCAGTATCTACATAACCCTTGGTAGCTGCGTCTGTTGCATTGGTAGGTGTAGCAAGACCAGTAATTGTTCCTACTGTCCCAGAACTCATGTCCAATGTGCCATCAATCGTGACATTATTGAATGTAGAAGTTCCTGTAGAAGTGGTTACGTTACCTGTGACATTGCCTGTCAGGTTACCCGTTACATTACCAGTTACAGCACCCGTGTGAACACCTGCTGTATTACCAGTTACCGCACCTGTTAATGCGCCTACAAAACCTGTAGAAGCAGTTACTGTAGTTCCTGTAATTGCTTGGGCAGATGAGCCACCGATTACCGCACCATTGATAGTTCCACCAGTAGCAGTGATTGACGCTGTGGTGATAGGGCCAGAAAAGCCCGCAGTACCTGTCACAGTACCTGTCATGGTAGATGTGCCCGTAACGGCTAAGTTACCGCCAACAGTTACATTGTCACCAGCCGTACCTGCTTGGTAGTCTTTCAACTGAGCCATCAATGTACGGATAGCATTGTTGACCAATGATGGGGCCATGCCCTCCGCTAAGTTAATACTGTTAATGTCAGTATTGCTATTAGCGGTACTGCTATATTCTGAAATCTTGGTCTTTGCCATAATATCCTCTTAGGGGTTAGCCATGCCAGTTAAGTCAACTCGGTAAGGCTTTTCAGTTAAACCAAATGTAGCCCCATATCCTAACTGAAGTGCTTTACGTTGTAACTCTTTACTCAATGGCTCTACTGTCGTTACAGAAGCCTTCTTCATCAATGTAGCTGCCAGTTTAGGGTCTAACATTGCGTTAACTAATAACTCACGGATAGCGTCATCTGTGCCGTTATATAACCAGTTCATTGGTGCAGATACCTTTTGCAAAGCAAGTGGTACATCACCAAACATTTGCTTACCAATCATTCCACCAATTACGTTAGCGGTACTCATGTTTTTGAATGTGTCTGAGCCAGCTACTTTGGTTGCTCTTGGTAATACACCACTATCCAAATCTTCAGCAACACGCTTTAACACCGCAAGTTGCGTAGAGGAAAGTTCTGTTTCTTTTTCGGCAGCACGAATCGCACGAGTAAATGCAGGTTGTGAAATTAAATAATCATTAGCCCTTGATGGGTCTGGAGTGGTTGAAAGAACCTTACCTCTAAACTGTTGTGCGGCTTCAAGACGCTCAATGCCTCTGCTAGAAGCAGCGTATTTACTCAAGTAGTCTTTGTAGCCAGTAGCACCTGCTTCAATAGCATCATCTACTGCACGAATGACAGATTCAAGTTGTGGTTTAGCTGCTCTGTAAGCACCAGAAGTCGGGCCATCTTTAGCAGACTTGTCTAACAAGCCTTGTGCAGCAGCCCTCAAATCTTTACGAATCTCATAAAGTTCAGCAGGTGTAGATGCACGAGCAATATCGTCTTTAGCATCTTTCATCACAGACATGACAGTCTGACGCTTACCTACTGGTGAAGCAAGAATGTCATCAATAGTCTTATTAACTGTTAAAGCAATAGCAGATTGGAATGTATCTGGGTCAACAGTAGAGTTAGCAAATGCTTGTTCTCTCAATGGAGAAGTTACTTCTTCACGCTTAGTTAATGCAGATTTAAGGACATCCTCATCTTTAGCAAGACGATTAAGAATAGCCATCTGTGCCCTGTTAGCTTCCAATGCCTGAGTAGCAAAACGTCCACCAGTTACATCTAAACCTTTGATTGCAGTCTCAGCGTTAATCAATCCAATATCACGAGTCGCTTGTGCCGTAGTAGGTGTATATCCACCAATCTTAGGAACATAGTTAGCACCTGCCTTAATTGCTTGTTCAGCATCAGATGCCAAGTTACGCAATACATTTCCTGTGATTACTTCACGCCCCGCTTCAGTAAATGGGCGCACAATCTCTCTAGTTGTACGAGCAAGAACAGGAGCAGAACCAACTGCACCACCTGCTGTTGTAGCACCAGCCAAAGCACCTAATGCTTGACCAAGTGGGCCAACATCACTCTCACGAGCAGCACCAGAAGCCAATGCACCACCAGCGGCAGCAGCACCTTGAGTCTCTAAACTCTTGGTAAAAAACTCTTGTGCTGGTTTAGGTAAATACTTAGCAAGAGAAGCAGGGCCAGCCACACCAAACCCTGCGCTTGTTACGTCTTGAACAATACGCTCTTGTGCAGTCTTTGGAGTAGGAACACCTGCTTGTGTCATTAGGTTTTGCAATGCTTGGCTAGTAGGTTGCATGACCTGTCTACCAGCAAGAATGTTAATCAACCCTGTTAGCGCATCAGCACCAATAGTAGGCAATGACAAAGCACCAGTTAATGCTGCTCTACCTGTTAGACCTATTTGTCTTCCAAGGTCTTTTGCACTACCAATTTGCATTTGTTCTGGACGAGGATAGCTAGTAATTTCCTTAATAGCTTCTTCTCTTGTCATCTTCTTAGCGGGTGCTGGTGCTTCTGCTACTTTTGTCCCACCAAGAATAGCCAAACCTGCATCAGAGACTTTAGACAAGTCGCCTGATTGCAATGCCATCAAGTCTTCATCTGACAGTTTGGTTAAGTCCATTATGGTTTCCTTCTGCGAGCAATCTCAGCAGCAATATCAGCAGCAGTTGGCATCATTTGAACTGGCGCAGTTAACGCATCTGCAAGAGGGTTTAACAGTAATGAGCCATTACCACCCAATTGCTGAGAAATGCTTGTGTAAGGTGCTTTCTGAGCCTCAAGATTACGAGCCTTAGATTCAACTAATTTAGTTGCAACAGAAAGGAGTCCTGCACGTTCTTCTGGCAATAAAGATTGACCACTTAATGCTCGTTCTGCATAGGCTTTAATTGATTGCGGAATAGAACGATTGCCAAGAATGGTTTGTTTATCACCCTCTTGAACCGCACCAGATGGGTCATAAATCTTACCAATGGCATAAATCAATGCACCATCAGCAGTTTTATTACCTGCATTTGCTTCTGCCACAGCAGCTTTAGCAGCTTTAAATCTATCAGCAACTTCCATTGCGCCAACGTCTTTAACTACACCACGCCAATCTTTCAAAACATCAGATTGTGCTTTTGCTATTGCTGTTGGGTCTTTTAAATCTACTGCCAACTTAGGTGCGCCAGCAGTCCTTTTAGCTATTTCAAAGTCTTGGAAAGAACCTTTGTAACCTTGGTCTTGAGCAAACTTGTATTCAGCAATTGCACTAGGTACTGGCTCACGCTTTGGTGCGCCTGTGGCAACTTGTTTTGTTGCACCAGTAAAGGGGTCACGCTCAAACTGAACTGCGCCCTCTGAAAGTGAGAATGTTTCTGGACGCATTGCTTTTTGAGATGCTACTAACTCAGCTAAAGTTTTACGTCCTTCAGCAGAACCCACAAGTTGTGGCGCAGCACGAGCCAAATCAAAGCTAGGTGCAGTCATGCCTTCACCTACTCGCTGACCCATCATGTCCTCACCATACATCTCTTGAGGCTTGGTTACAGCACCTTGGATAACGCCTTGAATTCGTTGTTGTTCAGCTAATGCTTGTTGCTCTAGCTTACGCTTACGAATCATCTCTTGCAACTGAGCATTTTGTAATTGCTCTTGCAAAGCACCTTGCATACCGCCTTTGTAGGCTTGCTGACCAGCTTGCAAACCTTGAGCAATAGACTGACCAGTATTCCCTCCTTGGAATAGTCTGCCAGCTAATGCGTAGAGGGCTTGGGCTTGTGCATCGTCACGATTACGAGCAATGTCAGCTTGTGACATACCGAGCAGACCCATTGTGTCTGCACCGCCTGTACCAAAAATGTCTAATAGTCCAGCCATGTTAGTCCTTAGAAATCCAGCCAGCCTGATGGTGACGTTGCAGCATAGTCAACAGCAGAGTTATATGTTGCTGATGGGCTGCTATTCAACCAGTTAGATGCGCTGTTATACAAATTACTAATGCCTTGTTGACCACCTAGATTTTTGTATAAACCGCCAGCCGTAGCAGCAGCACCTAATATGTTTTGGAATGTAGATGGGGAACTACTATTTGTCTGTGCGCCTACTCGTCCTAATGGATTACCATAAACCAATGACAGATAGTTTTGTAAGTTCTGTTGTGGCTGGTTTTGCAAGAAGTTAAATCTAGCAATATCTCCTTGCTGCTGCTGACCTAAGTATCCTTCACGGATTTGACCAGCTTGCAACATATTCTGAATGTCTTGGTAATCAGCACTAGCCATTGCAGGTGCAGCCATCGTAGCTGCTTGTTGTCTGCCTCTTTCATCAGCGTAGTTCTGATAAGCCAGTTGTCCTGCTGTGTTAGCCAATTGCTGACCAAACGCACCAACAGCCCTGTCTTGCAAATTACCCATAGCACCAGAGCCATAACGTCCAGCCAAACTAGCCTTAGATGCAATGCTACCCAATGTGTCAGTAAACTTAGTCTGAGCCGCTTGTGCTGCTGGTTGAAACGCACCTTGAAAGAAAGGGTTTCCACTTAGAAAGTTACCAGAAACTGTATTCTGTAGCTGATTTTGTGCAGACTGTAGTAGCGGGTTACCCATAGAAGCACGAGCCTCTAAAGCCTGTAAACCTGTTTGCGTTGATTGCGTAGGTCTTACAAAAGTATCACCTGTGTAATACTGAGGCGCACCAAATTCATAAAGCCTCTGGGCTTCAGTTAAACCATAATTTAAGAATGGTTGAATTGTCGGGTCAATTGTGGATGTGGTAGCCATCTTTTACTCCTAGAGTTTCGGATTCCAAGATGGGTCATCCACGGAATCCATTATACATAAATTATTAAAATCAACCAATAATTGCATACCGATATGTCTTATTAGCAGTCGAATTTGCAAAGTGGGTAATCGTAGCCGTACCCTGTCCTTGGGAACTAGCGTAAATGTTAGTTGAGGCAGCGAGTGACACTAAGTTAACAGTCGCTATCACAGATGGCGTAGCTGGTCTTGTAGGGCTTGTTCCAGCAACATAATGCTCAATTATTACACCAACATCTGACGCTCTCCACATTAACTGGATATAGTCATTAGCAGCCAAATCTACAAAGAAGTTCATTGCCCCAATTAAATGATATGGGTCACCAGACGCTTTTCTCTGGGCTAAACCAAACCTACTATTTGAGCCAGTTATATCTGTTCCATTCTTTCTGAACCAAATATCTGCATCTTGTGAGTCATTTGTTGTGTTTTTCAGTTGGATAGAAAACTGTATGTTATACAACCCTGCTGCTTTTACATTTAACCTAGAACTATTTGATAAAGTAACCCCATTAGATAAGTCGGTTGTATCAAAGGTAATAGGATAGGCAGTCGTTGTATTAGCTACAGTCTGGTCTGTTCCATCTTGAAAAGCACCATAAGGCGCAGAATCAGCAAAAGCAGCAGCAGAGGCAGGGACAAAGACAATCACGCTGTCTGGGCCAATCCTTCTGTCTGTCAAAGTGGTAGTTAAAGCCCCATCAGTTGCTAAAGTAACAGTCCCTGTGTTGTTGGTCTTGCCATTCATTATGTTGTTGACAATCTCAGCAACAGACCTTTGGTCAGCACCAAATGCAGGAAGTGTTCTAAACTGACTTGTCATCGAACACCTTGACCAGCTACGTCAACATCAATAGCCACAGCGTTAATCCAATCAGCACCAGTAGGAACTAACTGAAGCCTGTGGTATCTACCAGCACTACGCAAAGAAACCCTGTTCTCTGAGTCAGCAGCCACAGCAGTACCATAGTTAACCTGCTCACTTAATAGCTTTCTGGAAGCTACAGCAATTGTTGCAGAACCATTATCTACTTGTGGTCTAGCCAAAGTTACTACTGATGGCCCACCAAGGTCAATATCTCCAGTTGAGATTCTTCCTGTAAGGGGTTGACCTGTGTATGTGTAAACCTTTGTGCTTAACGTACCACCAAGGAAATACTTACCACCAACATAAAGACGAGAATCTAAACTTGTCGTCAATGCGTCAATAGAGCCTGAGATGCTATCTAGTTGCTCTAAAGTTACAGATGCTGTTGAGGCTTCAGACAAGTAGTCTGTACCTGCGTCTGCATAAGTCCACTTCTTAGTGGCAAAGTTGTAAATGATTAGTTTACGATTTCCACTTGTATCTACATAGTTCCAAATTACCAATTTACGGATAGGGTCAACAGCAGCAGACATAGAACCATAGTCAGACTCAGATGCGTCATCAATAAAGAATCGGTCAACCTTCTCACTACCAAT